TCGGCAGGATCTCCGGCGGACCGGGTCGCTCCGGGATGTAAACGGACTCCCCGGCGGCGCACCGGCAGATCACCGCGGCGACCCGCGCTGCAACGTCCTTGCCCAGCTCCCGGGACAGAATCTCCGACAGCTCGGCAAATCGCATCGGTCATCCCCTGGTCCACGGCGACCGTTTCGCCCCGTAGCGCAGTTCCTGACCGTCGTAGCTAAAAAACCGATAGGCGACCATGCCGCGGTAGGTGCGCAGGGCGGCGATGCTGTTGTCGGCAATCTCGTAGAGCGGGAACAGTTCGGCCCGGCAAAACAGGGCGTTCCAGGGCAGGCAGGAAATCAGCTCGTAGCCCTTCTCACGCCCCAGCCGGACCAATGCGGCGAGACTGGACCCGATGCGCGGCGCCATCGGCTCCGTCGGCTGCACGAGGTCCAGCGCGTCGCACATGGTCGGGTTGAACTCCACCATCACCAGGGCCGGCCGCGTCGTCTCCATCGCCTCCCATGCCTGGTAGTCCAGGCCGTCGATGTCGATTACCACGAGGTCCGGCTGCTCGCCCGGGTACATGCCGGCCATGATCGCGTCGAGCCCAGTTCGGGAATCGGTGCCGACCGTGCAATTGCAGCACACCACGCCCGGCGTGTTGGCGTACTCGTTGGATTCGTACAGGGCCACCAGGGCGGCGTAACGCACGGGATCGGCCTCGATCAGGAGCGCCCTGTAATCCTCGTCCAGGATCAACCGGCGGCTGTTGCTGTTTGTCACCCCATCATGCGCCCCGAACTCCACCACGAGGCGCGACCGATCAGGCAGCAAATCGAGTGCCATACCGATCACGCCATCCTCGCCTTCCTGGCTGAACGCATTTCCCCGCAGATCCCAGAGCCACGTGTTGCTGTGCATGTCACCTCCACTTGTTGACGAAGTTGTTTCGCCGCGTCGGCTGTGCTGTCACTTTGCGCGAGACTGCCGGCAGCTTTTGATCCGGATCTCGCGGCGGGACGCAGGCAGGCATACAATCCAGAGCTGCGCTTTCTGGCTCGTGGCGCTCGCGCAAGCGCTTCCAGTCAATTGGGCGCATGCGGTCCAGGCGCAGCTCGCCGTGGTGGGCGGCAGCATGGGCATAGACCCAGGTGTCGAGCGGCTCGTTGTGCCGGGTGATGCCACGCTTTGGGACGTAGCGGCGCTTGCGGGCGTCCCAGGTCTCCGATAGCAGCCCATCGAACCAGTCTGGCGGCAGCTCGTCGGAAAAGTGCGCCAGACGCGCCGCTGGCTCGGTGGCGTCGGCGTCGGCGCGGATGTCGTGATAGAGGCGGTCCTTGGCCAGTTCGGTGCCGACGGGGTAGTAGTGCATGCCCCAGCGGGCCGGGGTGCCGCGGATGGTCAGGTCGGTCTTGCGCGCGCGCCCGAGGATCTGATCAAGGCGGAAGCGGCTGCCCAGAACGGCGATGACGCGCGGCAGTTTGCAGGAGCGCACCCACGCCTTGACCGCCTCTGTGTAGTGGCCACCCATGTCGATGGCGGTCGCCTGGATGCGCATCGGCTGGCCGCGGCAGCCCTCCAACGGGCGGCCGAGGTAGTCGGTCAGCGCGGTCCAGACATCGGGCTTGCCGGGGTCGCCGTGGAGCACGGCGTAATCGATGACCCACCAGCGGCCCGCCTCGCCCCAGGCGATGATCTGGCATTCCAGGCGGTCGTCCTGGGTATCGACGCCGGCCGTGATGAGCAGTCCGCCAGGCTGGACGCTGCGCAGCGGATAGGGCTCGGCGCGACGGATCAGGGCGTCGGCGCGGATGGCGGTGCGGCGGTCCTCCCAGGGCAGGCCGAGGCGTTCGTTGGAGAAGTGCTGAAGGCGCTCGTCGCTGTCCTGGGCCTGGAGCCACTGTCCGACCAGTTCCGCCCAGGAGTAGCCCAGGCCGAGCGGGGCGCTGATGGCGTTGATGTGGTAGCCGCGCACCGATCTCTCGGGGTAGGTGGCCACCCAGGCGCCGGTGGCCAGCATGGCCGGCTTCTCGCGCTCCTCGATGACGCAGCCGTTGATGGGGCACGTGTACCAGGCGTGCGTGCCGTCGTGGTCCCAGCCCATGTGCTCCCAACTCAGGGCCTGGCGCTCGCCGCAGTGCGGGCAGGCGACCTGCCAGTGGCGTTGATCCGAGCGTTCCCACTCGCCTTCGATGCGGGATGCGCCGCGCACGGTGGGCGTGGAGAAGATCAGCAGCTTGCGGCGCGGGAAGTTGGACTGGCGCGACTCGATGAGGCCGAGCGGATCGCCGCGGCCGCCGATGTCCCAGTCGTACTCGTCGGCCTCGTCACAGATGGCGTAGCAGATCGAGTCCGACTTAAGGTTGGATGCGGAGCCGGCGCTGGCCAGGTAAAGCAGGCCCCCGGGGTAATCGATCATGTCGAGGCGGTTGGAGCCGTCGCGGCTTTTGGAGATGGCGATCAGCTCGCGGAGGTCTTCGGCATTGTCCACCATGGGGCGCAGGCGCTGATGGACCCAGCGCACCAGGAGCTTGTCGGTGGGGACCACAACCAGGCAGGGCTTGGCCAGGCGGACATGGCCCATGATGTAGCCGATCCAGTTCACCGCGGCCTCGGTGATGCCCATCTGGGCGGATTTCATGACCACGACGCGCTGCACCGGGCTGTCGGCGCTCAGGGCGTCCATGATCTCGCGCAGGTAGGGCGTGCGCGTGGTGCGCCAGGGCCCGGGCTCCGCGCTGGCCTTTGGCGAGAGCTTGCGGTGCGCATCGGCCCACTCCGAGACGCGCAGGCGACGGCGCGGGCGGAGGGCTTGGTGGAGGGCGGAGAGGGCGAAGTGGGGCATGGGAAGAAGTTGTCAGTTCTGGAACTGGTTGCCTGTAGCATCTGCGAAAAGGGTGGCGACGATCACAATCGATTTCCCCGATTCAGGTTGCACGGTGTGCATGTTAAACGCAGGTTTCCAAGGTCGTTTGACCCGCCCATGGAAAACGGCAAGATATGGTCTCCGTGCATGCGCCGCGGGTCGAGTTGAAACCCGCATATCGCGCAGCGTCCGTGCTGCATGATCGACAGGGCCAGCTTTTCTCCGGCCGTGAGTCGCTTACGCTTCCTTTTTGACATATTTCACGGTGCGCGGGTCGATCCCGCTGTCTTCCGCCATCCGGATCATTTTGGCGACGTGTTCTATCTGCATATGGACAAGGTCCTTCATGACCCTCTTTTCATCCGCTGCTTGGCGAAGCGCGGCCTCCTCCGCAACCAGTGATTGCTCTTTGACCTGGAAGTACGGCAGGGCATCGGCGATCGAGACCTGGTAGTATGGCTTGGACTCGCCGTCGATCAGGAAATGCGGTGGCACCTTGAGCTGAATGTGGTCTGGCATGGTGTCGAACAGGTCTCCTTGCCGGCTGCGTGCAGTCGTCTCGATCCATTGTGACATTTTGCGGCCGGCCTCGCGGGCAAGGTCTGTGTGCTGTTGCTGAAGCCAGTTGATCTCAGCCTGACGCAGCACTTCATTAGGGTGGCACCCTGGCCAGCGAGCTTCCACAGCGCGGACGATGATTTGGTCCGGGTTTGCAATGGATTGGTGCGTCGCCTGGTAATTCTGAAAGTAGCTGTGCAGCTCTTTCATGGTGATGTCGATCACGGTTGCTGTGTTCATGATTGCCTCGCATACATGGAAAGAAACTCAGAAATCGCCGCCCACTGGCGTAGCAGTTGCTCAGCGATGTGGTTTGGGCATGGCGGGATTGCCCCGGATTGGTAGCCCCTCGATATGGCGCGCTGGGTGTCGTTGAGACAGCTTTCGATTGGCACCCAAACGCGCAGCGCGCATTCGTCCGGGTCTGGGTGTTCGGCGTTGTGGCGTTCTGCGGCGGCGATGTCTGCCTTGAGATCGCCAAGCTCGCGCAGCTTTTCTGCCACCCGCAGCATGTGCGCGGTGGTGACCTGCCCGGCATGTTCCTTGGCTGTGGCTACGGCGGTCTCAAAGTGCTCCTCTGGCATGTCGGCGAGCTTCTGCCAGCGGGAGGATTGGTCTTTGCTGATACCTATGTCGGAAAGGGTTGGAGGTAAAGTGGTCGTATCCTGCGATGTCTTTTCCGGAGGCCTTCCGCGGTCACTTTTCGTCGCCCGATCCCCGTTCTTCGCCCCATCGCGCAGCAGTTCGCCACACTTGCGCTCGGCGCGGATCTTGATCTCGGTGGCCCAAGAGATCAGGTCCGGGTCCTTGGCCTGGCGGGCATAGGCGGACATCGCCGCGGCTTTGTCGCGGATGTCCTTCACTTCATCGACCGCGTGCGCTTCGGCAAGCGCCTTGCGGGCGGCGTCGTAGCGGATCAGGTTCATGACTCCTAATCCTGCGGCGCCAGCTCGGCCTGCGGGACCTTCGGCACCACGACGCCGGTGCGCTCGAAGGCGAGGAAGTCGGAGACCAGGCGGCGGGCCCGGGCGGACTCGCCGCGGGACCAGTCGCCGACGGCGTCGATCCAGCGGTCTACGCGCTGGGCCTCGATTCCTGCCTCATGCGCCAGCATGAGGTCCTCGGTGGCGAAGACGGCGCCGTCGTCGGCGGCCCATTGGATGATCTGTCTGCCCATCAGTGCTCCTGGTGTTGGCTGTGGTCGGTGGTTGGTAATTGGCTGCGCCCGCGGGCGATGCCGTTGAGTTGGTCGCTGATCTGCTGCTGGAGCTGCTCGATCTCGTCGCGCAGGATGGCGCGGATACGGGCCTGGTCGTCGATGCCGACCATGACCGGGGCCAGGCGGTCTGGCAGGGTCTCCCAGGCGCCGAGGATGATGCCGGAGGCGTCCAGGATGTCGCGCTGCACGTCTGCCTTGAGGACGGCAAGGCCCTGGGCGAGCGCGGTCTCCAGCTCGGAGCGGTCGGCGTCGGCCTTGAGCTTGCGGTAGGCCTCGAACTTGGTCTTGGCCCCGAGCTTGGCCAGGGTGTCGCTGCTGATCGGCCCCTGCGGCTCCTGGGAGGCCGCTGGCGGCCGCTCCGGGGACTGGGTATTGGGTTGGGCCTGGGGTTGGGCCGGGCCCTGCTCGCGGCGGGCCTCCTCCAGGCGCTCGCGGTTGGCAATCTGGTGGGGCAGCACGCCCTGGGTGGCCTCCAGGCTCAGCAGGGAGCCCTCGACATCGACCCTGCCGTCCGCGGTCATGACCAGCCGCCCTTCGTGCTTGAAGCGGGTGACGGTGCTGCGGGCGACGCCCAAGCGCGCCGCGAAGCGGGCCTGGGTCTCGATGGTCATGGTCTGTCGGAGCCTGTCCGGAACTGCCAGAGGCGGCCCGAGGGCCCGCAGGGCTGGCCCGGCTCGCGGGCCTCGACGTAGGGCGTGGGCAACGGGTACGCGGCATGGGTGCAGCGGTTCTTGATCCACCAGAGGCAGAAGGCGCAGCCGCCGCGGTGGGTGATCTTCGGTTGTCCCGGCCGAACGGGGCCCTGGGTCATGGTTGTTGCGTCTCTTTGGGTTTGCCTAGACTGCCTAGACCTGTGCCTAGACCAGACCAGGGAAAAAAGTGCTGATACAACAAGGCTTGCCTAGACTGCCTACACTGCCTAGACCTAAAAGCATTTATAGAATTAGGAAAACTTTTCGCGTGCGCGCGCGTGTGTGCGCGCACATGATTAATACGCGCGAGGTCTAGGCAGTCTAGGCAGACCATCCAAGCGACTGAATTTGCTTTGGAAAAGACGGTTTTCAGGTCTAGGCGAAGGTCTAGGCACAGGTCTAGGCAGTCTAGGCAGGGCCGCGGGGCGTTCATCGCTGCTGGTACTCGGTCAGGGCCGCGGCGAAGTCGGCGACGTGCTCGCTGATCCAGCCGGAACGACTGGCGCCGTCTTCGGGGCCATCGCCGTTGCCGGGCGGGAAGACGACCATGCGCTTGACGTACTCCATGCCGACGAGGAAGCGCTCCTGGCTCTTGCGCACGCCTGGGCGCTTGCCGATGGCCGTGAGCAGGGTCTGTTTCTGCGCCGGCTTGCCGATGCCTTCCTTGAGGGTCCATGCCTTGTAGGCCGAGTAGAGGTCCTGAGAGACGCAGGCGACGGCGGGCAGGTCCAGGTTGCCGTCGAGCCAGTCGCGGAAGAACCGTTCGGTGCTGTCCATGCCAAGTTCGACCAAGTCACGCTTGGCGGCATTGTTGGGCGGCTTGGTGTGGCGGTCGAAGTCGCCGAGGTCCAGGTGCAGGAGGTGGTGGTGCAAAGCCTCAACGCCGCCGTTGCGGATCTCCGCGGCCACCTCGGCGTAAAACTCGGGGGACAGGGCGGGCGGGGTCCAGATGACGCAGTAGCGGCGGTCACCGCCGTCCAGCTTAGCGATGTCGATGCGGTTGGAGTCAAAGACGAAGTTGCAGTGGTTCTGTTCACTCCGGGCAGGGAGCATTTTCTCGTTGATGACCCACTGGTCTCCGGTGACCATGCCTTTCAGTCGGCCCTGAATGTGGTAAAGCTCGGCCCGTGAGACGACCTCGTTGCCAATGCCAAACAGTTTGCCGCTTGCCCATCCATTGAACTGGCTTTCGATCTCGACCTGTGAGAACTCAACGGCATAGCGCCCGTAAATCTTGCGGATGGCGCTGAAAATTGTGTTTTTCCCTGCGCCCTCGGGCCCGTGCATGAGTACGGCAGTGTCCATCTTGGCGCCCGGGTACTGGATTGGGTAGGCGAACCAGCGGATGAGCCACTGGTATAGCTCGGCCTGTTGCTTGGGGTCCGAGTTGCACAGGTATTCGATCAGGCTCAGCAGCGCTGAGCAGTCGCCCGCCTTGGGCTTCGTCGGCCAGCCGGACCAGAGGTTGCACTTGACCTTCGGGTCCGTACCGGCCGGGTCGAAGCCGACCTCCTCCTGCAGCACGGTGCGCCGCTCGGGATGTTCCAGCCAGGAACGCACCAGGCCCTTGCCGGCTGCGGCGCGCAGGGGACCCAGCCCGAGGACGAAGGCGCGCTCGGAGTCGAAGACGGTGTCGGTTCCGTAGATCAAGGCGAAATTGACCAGGAGCCGCTCCAGGTCGAAGCGCCAGTCGGGTGTTTTGGCGTCCGCCCCCTCCCCCCCCGTAGCCTGGGGACGTGGCACTGGCCCCGCCCGGCGCCACCCGAGACCATCGAGCATGAGTTCGATCTGCTGACGTACCAGGACGAGGCCCTCGACCTGGTGGAGGTCGTTGAAATCGGTGGCCTTCGCATGGCCTGCCGACTGGAGGATCTCACCGACGGCGCGGCGGTATTCGTTTCTGTCGGCCTGGGACACGGCGCCGACGCGCCGCCGGAGATCGATTTGGCGCGAATCGGCAAACACAGGCGCGACCCAGGCCCCGCCGACGGCCATCGCCGCGGCGCTGGCAGCATCGACGCCGGGGTTGTCGAGGGTGGCGAAGTCGTCGTCGGCGCAGACGAGTATGCGCACATCGGGGTAGCGCTTGCGCAGGGCCCTGGCGACCGGGGCCAGGTTGTTGGCGTCGAAGGCAACGATGACGGCCAAGCCGGTGGCTTCGTGCAGGCTGGCCGCGGTGGCGTAGCCCTCGCAGAGCAACACGATCCCTGCCGGGACGCCGAGTTGGAACCAGTGCCCCTGCTTGGCCAGGCCAGCCGGCCAGTACTCTTTGTCGCGGCCCAGGCGCTTGATGCGATCGCCCTGGGTCCTGCGCGAGAGGATGAACTGCAGGCCATGGGTCCGGCCTGCCCCGTCGTGCATCGGAATGACGACGGCCCCCTTGTCGGTGTAGCGCACGCCATGGCCCTGTATCCCTTTGCGGGCCAGGTAGTCGCAGGTGTCCGGCATGTCGTGGCGGCACTTCCGCCATATCTGCTCGGCACGCAAAGCGGCGCGCTCAGCCTCGGCCTTGCGGGCAGCGGTTGCCCTGCGGGCATCATCGCGGAGGCGGTCGCGCAGTGCTGCGGCCTGCTCGGCAGTGAGATCGCCGGAGCGGGTAGTGACCTTGACCGCGCCGTTGTCGTTGCCGTGCCAGATCCCGAAGCTGCCCACCAGCAGGGTGTCGCCCTGGGTCCCGGGCAGCTCGTGGAGGCAGTACCAGCCGCGCTTCTCGCGGTCGCCATCGATCTTGCAGCGCACCACCAGGCCAGTGGCATCGACGCGATCGACGAGCAGGCCATGCGCCTGCATCTGAGCCAGGACCTGCGTGTAGTTACTGGCCACTCAGCATCTCCGCACCAAGGCAATCGTTCCCTATGTGCCGGATTTCATTACTAGCCAAATACCGAGGCTCAAAAATCCGCGGGCGGCGTGGGCGGATAGGACCCGTTCCATGGATATGTTCCGCGACTGCAACGTCACGGAACGGGCGCGCAACATCCGCGCGCAACGATGCCGATTTAAATCTGGGGAGATGGGGTCTCATTGCGCGCACGCCGGCGATCAAAGCGTTGGCGCTTAGAAACGGATCACGGGGCCGGATGCGCTCATCCGTTCGCCTCCATCCGGCGGCGCAGCGACTCCGCCTGTGCCCTGCCGGCCCTTTCTGCCTCCGATAGTGGCGGCTCGGACGGTGCTGCACCCGGGTCGGACCTGGCGGCGAGCGCGGCCATAGCCGATGCTCTGACTGCCAGGTCGGCGCGGATCAGGTGGCGGATGTAGCCGGATAGCGTGCGGTCTTCGGCATCGGCAGCATGGACAGCGCCGAGGTACTCCTCGGCGGTCAGCCACGCCCGTATGTCATGGTCTAAGGTCTGGCGCATGGCGGTCCTACCAAAAAAAAGCCCGCCCCTGGCGCAGGGCCAGGGATGGGCGCAAGGTCCTGCTGACGGACCACTGAGGAGGACTCGCGAGAATGGTCATGCGGCTTCCGCCTGTTCTCCGGAACATGGCTTGTGCCACCGCCCGAGGCGCACGGCTGCGCCGACGACGCGGTCGATCTGGTTTTGAGTCAACTGTTCCGGCCACTGGGAGACGGCGGACCGAGTAACGCCGATCGCGGCGGCCATCTCCGTCACGGTCGAGCCAAAGATCCGGATTGCGTCTGACTTGGTCATGGCGCTAACGTTAGCGCACTGACAACCGTTTGGCAAGCACACTGAACAATGTCTAGCGTAGCCTGTGTGATCATGATCACTGCCACGACAGGAGAGCGCATCCGCCAAGCCCGCGAGCGGCTGGACCTGACCCAGGACCAGCTTGCCAAGGCTTGCGGTGTAAGCCGGTCCGCTGTGTCTCAGTGGGAAACCGGGGGCATCTTGCGGATCGAGGCGGCCAAGCTAAACGCTGCCGCCAGACGCTTGGGTGTGACGTTGGACTGGTTGTTGTTTGGCTCCGAGGCATCGACGGGGGAGCGGGTGGCGGAAGGCCGGGACATCTATCAGCCCGTGACCGCGACAAACATCCAAGACTTCTGGCCATTGCTGACCAAGACCCAGCAGGCAGATCTGGTGCAACGAGCGCAGGATATGGCCGACATGAACGCCAGAATCTTGGAGGAACTCGGGCGGAAGTGATCAAGTTGGCACGGACCGGCTTTTTTTTGGGTTTTGTGTTTAGCGCGCTTGACAGGCGTAAGCGCAGTAACTATGGTATCGCCATCGACGCAAAGACCGCACCGGGGATGCCATGAAAAACAGCCTCAAACACCTTGCTGACCACCTTTTCGCCCAGCTCGAACGGCTGGGCGACGAGGACCTCAAGCACGAGGACCTGAAGGTCGAGATCCTGCGGGCCAGCGCCATGAGCGCCACGGCCCGGGAGATCATCAGCGTGGGACGGCTCGCCCTGGACGCGGCCAAGGTCCGGTCGGACCTGCCGGCCGACCAGGGCATGCCGGCGCTGCTCGGGCTCGACGCAGGGAAGCCGTCGTGAGGTCCAGACGATTCAATGACGAGGAGCTGGCCTGGCTGCGGGTCGGCTACCTGGCCTGGCGCATTCCGGAGCTGACGGAGCGGTTCAACGCCCACTTCGGGCGCGAGGTCACCGCCCAGCAGGTCGATACCTGCATTCAGCACCACGGCATCAAGTCAGGCCGAGGGCCTGGCTTTGCCAAGGGCGAGCATCACTGGAGCTGGACGCCGGAGAAGATCGCCTGGCTGCGCGAGCACAGGGCCAGCGGCCCCATTGGCGAGGTCACGGCGCGCCTAAACCAGCATTTCGGTTGGAACGCGACTGAACACATGGTCCAGAACGCCTGCACGCGCTACGGCATTCCAGCCGCCAGCACGGGCCAGTATGCCGCGGGCAATCGGCCCTGGAACCGTGGCAAGAAGGGATATGCGTCAGGCGGCCTGAGCGTGCTGACCAGATTCCGCGATGGCAACAGACCCCACACTGAGGTCCCAGTCGGCTCGTACAAGCAGGATGGCGAGGGTTACTGGTACGTCAAGGTCAGCGACAACCAGAAGGCCACCTTCTCGCGGCGCAACTGGCGCGCCGTGCACCGCCTGACCTGGGAGGGCGTGCATGGGCCCATCCCGTTCGGGCATGTCGTGGTCCTGCTCGACGGCAACCCAGACAACTGCCTGGACCCAAGCAACTGCGCCTGCATCAGCCGCAGCGTCCTCGTCCGCCTCAACGCCATGGGCTGGGACGCCCTCTGCCCAGACCGCGAGGCGCGACGCGCCGTCGTCGCCCTGGCCAGCGTGCACGCCGTCAGCCACGCCAGGGCGCAGCAGATCGGCCTTTCGCTTCACCACCGGCGCGGCCTGATCGCGCCCCTTTCCCGCCTCACCACGACACAGGAGGACCAATGACCACAGACCAGATCCAGGACGCGCGCATCGACGGCGCGGTCAAGACCTTGACGGCCCAGGTGCAGCCCTGGGCACACGAGATGCTCGGCCTCGACATAACCGATACCCGGTATGTGGTCGAGGAAACGCTCTGCCAGCTCCAGCAGGTCCTGGTGGAGCACGGCCGGTGCGAGCTGCCCTATCTCGGGCGCATCGAGCGCACCTATGGCGATGCGGGGCCCGGGTGGCGGTTCACGCCAGACCAGTATGCCCTGGGCCTGCTGCCGCCTTCTTCCGCCGCCGCTCAACTGATGGGGTGAACCAGATGCATACCACCATTGCCATCCCCGACGACGTGCCCGTCGTTGCCCTTGCCAAGGCCATGGCGACCATTGGCCTGCACGCGGTGCACGGCTACCACACCGTGCTGACCTTCGACCACGGCG